CTTTGCAACCAACCTTTATTTTAAAAGAGCCTTAGAAAATAAAGGTTGGTTGCAAAGGATTGAAGGGAAGTTTATCTTCGTGAATGCAACAAGAAAAGAAATATTAATAAATTTTTGGTTTAAAAAATGAAAGCGAAAGAAAAAGCAAAAGAGTTGTTTAATAAATATTGTTATGCAATAAGAACAGAAGAAACCGATAGTGGTTATTTTACAAATGTAATATATGCTAAACAATGCGCAGTAATTGCAGTTGATGAGATAATAGATTCAAGCCCTATGTATTATACTGGTTTTGAATACGAAAGCAATTTAGAATATTGGCAAGAAGTGAAACAAGAAATAGAAAAATTATGAAAGCGAACGAACTACAAAAAGTATATCAAATACATTTATTGCTAAATCAAGCGATGTTTTTATTTGAGGAACTATCAGAGGATAACAAGTTCCTAACTGATAACAATGAGTTATACGAAAAGATAACTTTATTATGTGAGGACTTAACAAATGAACTTCACAAGAAACAAGATAACAACTATGCTTATACTTTGAGCAAGTTAAAAAAAGCGATTGAAAAAGTAAGAATACCAACAATTTAAAATAAAATAAGATGAAAGGAACAACATGGAAAAATGCAACCCGTAACGAATGGGTAAAGGTTATTAGTGTAGAAGGAAGCTACTTAACATACGAAGTATTGCAAAACGATTGCGATAATCCTAAAAAAGAGTTTACAAACACAATAGCAAGATTTAAACGTAACTACATAAAAAAATAAATACTATGAATGATGCAATAAATGAAGTAATTGATAAAATGATTGAACATCAAAATAAGGTTATAAGTGGTGAATGTGATAACGAGCCAGAATTAGTAATAGTAGCATTAACATGTATTAAATCACTATTAAACAAAAGTAAATAACAATTAAAAAATAAATATGAAAATAACAGGTGAATTAATCGAGAAGTTCGATGCAGTACAAGTATCAGAGAAGTATTTGAAAAGAGAATTTGTACTAAAAGTAAAAGAGGGTAATTACTTTCAAGAGTTATTAATCCAATTAGGTCAAGACAATTGCTACTTAATTGATTCGATTAAAGTAGGTGAGCAAATTGAGTGTAACATAAACCTAAAAGGTAGACCTTGGACGAATCCACAAGGAGTAAAAAAGTGGTTTAATACGCTTGAATGTTGGTCAATTGCAGTACAACAAGGAAGCACACCAGCACCACAACAAGTGCAACAAGGTACACCGCAAGTTCAAGAAAACGATAGTGATTTACCATTCTGATGAATTTAGCAAGGTTAACAAAGAATAGACTTACAATAGTTTGGAGTGGTACGAGTAAAATCAAACCACTTTCAAACGAAGTGTTAAAGTATTCAAGAGATAAGAAACGAGAAAATAGAAAGAATGTGTTTAACAATAAAAAGTATATAAATGATGAAATCGATTAAAGTAGGTGATAAAGTTAAATTAGTTACAGGATTACCACATTTAACAATAGGAAAAATATACAGAGTTAATAACGTATTTAAATCAAATTTAAAAGGGTTAATTATTGATATTATTGATGATAAACACAGAAATAATTCATTTTATTTTACTAAGCAATTTGAATTAGTAGAAGAAAAAACAGATCCAATAGTTGAAAGCGTAGTAAACAAGTTCCTTAAAAGGTCAAAAGTAGGAATAGAGAAATACGGCACGACTTTACACGAAAATAATACGGATTGTTTTTTAGAGCATACACAATTGGAATTAATGGACGCTGTTAATTATATCGAAAAGCTAAAGAGCCAACGAGAAGTAAATGTACAATCAAAAGTTATTGAATGGGCAAAGGAAAGACAAATAGTATCTGTAAATAACGCACCTAAACAAATCATTAAACTTACAGAAGAAGTAGGAGAATTGGCTGCTGCTTTTTTGAAGTCAAAAGATAGCGAGGTTAAAGATGCAATAGGTGATATCATGATAGTATTGACTATTTTATGTAAACAACTATCTATTGATATGAATCAATGTTACGCAGATGCATACGAGGTTATAAAAGATAGAACCGGAAAAACTATTGACGGAACTTTTATTCGAGATGAAAGTAATTGAAAACGTATCTAACTCTCAACTATCAATAGCACGATACTACGGAGGAGTAAACCTAAACGGCATAGAATACATATACGAAGCTAAAACAGATAGATTGATACGTAATGATTATTTGAAAGAATACAACAAACAAAACAAAGCTATTAAGGTCAAACAAGAAAATAATCAATTAAATATCTTTGATTAGAATATAATCATTATATTTGAACGCTTTTCTAACCTTTCCTTTTCGCCAAAGAACCCTTGCATTAATTTGTAAGGGTTTTTTATTATATTTACAATATGGAAAAAGAAATAATAATATACTCTTTCATAGTTATACTATTACACCAGGAGTTAAATATAGGTTACTACATAAGAAAGGCAACAGGACAACGAATATCAAAACCTATTAAGATATTAGATTGCCTTCCGTGTTTTTCCTTTTGGATTACATTAATAGGCACATTATTAACCACACAAGACTTCTATATTCCTATGGGAGTTTTTTTAATTTTTAAAGTATATGATTCTATCAAAGGAAGCTTTTAGCTCATTCGAGAAAGTAAAGCAAACGATAATAGACCGCAAGGCTAAGACAACAGATAGCGAAATGCTACTTCTAAACGAAGTCTATGCAGAAATAACAGGTAAACCGATAAACAAAGGATGTACAGGGTGTATGATTACAGTGTACCAAATCCTTAACAATTGGTATGAACAATTCTACGAGAAACAACCGAAAGAAGTATCAGTAAAGAAAACACGAGTACGTAAACCAAAGGTATGATAGTAGATATTAAACAAGTCAAAACCAACCCTAAAAATCCAAGGGTTATAAAAGACGATAAATTCAAGAAGCTAGTAAATAGCATTCAAGAGTTTCCAGACATGCTAAATAAACGTCCCTTAGTGTGTTTTACTGATACAGATGGTAAATATGTTGTATTAGGTGGTAATATGCGATTAAAAGCGTGTAATGAGTTAGGCATAAAAGAAATTCCTATTATAGTAGCAGACGAATGGAATGAAGAACAAAAAAACGAATTCTTAATTAAAGACAACGTAGGCTTTGGTGAATGGGATTGGGATGATTTAGCGAATGAATGGGATAGTGAGTTATTAAATGAATGGGGTTTAGATTTACCCGGCTTTGATTTAAACGCTGATGAATTAGGAACTGACTTTAGTTTGCCTGAAGGCGATAAAGCACCATTTCAACAAATGACTTTTACTTTAGCAGATGAACAAGCGGAGCAAATTAAAAACGCAATAGCAGATATAAAAGAAACTGAAGAATATAAATATTGCGAAACAATGGGTAACGAAAACAGCAACGGTAACGCACTTTATTTAATAGTCATGCAATGGGCAGAGCAAAGGAAATAATATTAAAGGTTATACCTGCCAAAATTGCTAATGAGTTTATTAAAAAGAATCATTATAGCGGTAAGGTAGTTTCAAACAGTTCTTTACATTTCGGTTGTTTTCTTGACAAGAGATTACATGGTGTTTTAAGTTATGGTAGCCCTTTGGACAAATCAAAAGTTTTGCCATTAGTTCAACCGAGTTTATGGAATGAAATGTTAGAACTAAATCGAATGGCTTTTGATGAATATTTACCAAAGTATAGTGAAAGTCGATGTATTGCAATTTCGATTAAATTAATCAAAAAAAACGCACCACATATAAAGTGGATTTTAAGTTTTAGCGATGGCACACAGTGCGGTGATGGTACGATTTATAGAGCAAGTGGGTTTGTTTTGACTAATGTAGTTACTAATAAAAACACCTGTAAATTACCTAATGGTGATGTTATCCATAAAATGACATTAGAAAGTTCCCCACTACAAAAAAGACCCGAACTTAACAATGTTTCATATTATGAATTAACAGATGGTAAATATAATTTCGACAAATACGTAAAAACCGTTAGAGGAGAGATATTAATTGGCTATCAACTCCGTTACATTTATTTAATCGACAAAACTTGTAAAATAACCGTTCCAATATTACCATTTAGCGAAATAGATAAACAAGGTGCTGGAATGTATAAAGGAAAAAAAATAAGCCTCACTGAACGCAAGGCTTTGAGCGATGTGGTAGATTCGAACTCCAACTCCTAACTGGAATGTTAAGCGTGTAACCATTACACTAACATCGCAATACAAATATAATAAAAAACAACGAGAAAACAACAATTTAATGGCAAATAAAGATATAGAACCAAGATGGAAAAAAGGTGAAAGCGGAAACCCTAATGGAAGACCTCGCAAATATGTATCTTTATTAGTTGAGCAAGGTTATAAACGTTCAGAAATTAATGATACAATACAAGCAATGCTATCAATGACCGTTGAGGAATTGAAAGAAGTTTACACGAACCCAAAAGCAACTATATTAGAGAAAACGATAGCAAATGCTATGCGAAAGAGCTTAGAGAAAGGAACTCTTTACTCACTTGAAACATTATTAAGCAGAGTATTCGGTTTGCCTAAACAGGAAAACAATACGGTTATGACAGTTATTGATAAGTTTGATTTTAATGGCAACGATTAAAGGATATACACCTCACGAAAAGCAGAAGCAAATACACTACTCAATCAACAAAGAGAGTTACAAATACTATATCCTAAACATAGGTAGGCAGTTTGGCAAAACAATGTTGGGTATTAATCAAATGCTTTACTGGGCTATAAATCATAAAGGTTGCTCTATTGCGTGGGTAACACCTATCTACAAGCAAGGAAAGAAGGTATTTGATGAGTTGGAAGCGGTTACCAAAAATAGTGGCTTATTTGAGTACAATAGAAGTGATCTAACGATTAGTGGTTTTGGCTCAAAGATTCAGTTTTTTAGCGGTGAACGTCCTGACAACATTCGAGGTAATACATTCGATTACTTAATAATAGATGAAACAGCATTTACACGTTCGGAACTATGGTCCGAAGTATTAAGTGCAACGGTCCTGGTGAAAGGTAAAAAGGTAATATTTATCTCAACTCCAAAAGGTAAAAATCATTTTTACCAATTATCAATGCAACATAACTACGATGAAAGATATAAGTACTTTCAGTTTACGAGTTATGATAATCCTATGATTGATAAAGCGGATTTGGACGAAAGAAAGCGTAGTTTACCGGACCATATATTCAGACAAGAATACTTAGCAGAGTTCATAGACAACGCAAGTGGTTTATTTAAACACGTTGACCAAGCTATCAAACAACCTACCGAGAATAACACTCAATTATACGCTGGTTTAGACATAGGACGAGCAGACGATTACACGGTACTATCAATAGTCAACAAATATAATCAAATGGTTTACGTTGAACGTTGGAGGCATGACGAATGGAACACTATCATAGACAAAGTAGCAAATAAGATTAAAGAGTATAGAGCACAAACATTTGTTGAGGTAAACAACCAGGGAGATGTATTCTTTGAGATGCTACAAAATAAGTGTTACGAATATGTACACCCATTTGTAACAAGTGTATCAACTAAGCCTATAATGATTGAAGATTTAGCTGTATTATTTGAGAGTAAAGAAATAAGTATATTAAACGAGAATTGGTTAGTAGATGAATTAAATGCATTTACTTATATTTACAATGAGAAAACTCGTAGGGTACAATATGGGGCACCACAAGGTGTACATGATGATGGAGTGATGAGTTTAGCATTAGCAATACAATCAGTTAAAAAAAATAGTAGAAATGGATACTTCGAAGTATATTAATATTAAAGCACCAAAGACAATCAATGATCTAAGAATTAAACATCTTAGCGCGTTGACTAATCCAAGGTTTCAAAAGGAACTTACATTAGAGCTAATGATTGACTTCGTTTCAATCCTTACAGACGCAAATAGAACGGATTTAAGAAACGTTTACGCGGATAAGATAAAAGAAGTGTTTACGCATTGCGTTGATTTGTTTAGAGGGTTTAAAATAGCTAAACCAAAAGAGCAGATAGTTATTGAAGGTCAGTTATTCGACTTAGTAGACCCTAAAAAAGTTGGTGTTGGTTGGCATATAGATGTGAGTAACTCAGATTTCACGGCGCAACCAAGTAGATTAGTAGCTTTAATGTACATTGAACACGGTACGACTTATGGTGAGTTAGACGAAAATATGAACATGAAGTACCCAGCAAGTAAGCGAATGGAGTTGTTTGATAAGCATTTACCACTACCAACGTACCTTAATTGCGTAGATTTTTTTTTGCGACAATCACTGAGGTTAATGAGCAGTTATATGGAAAACAAGATGCTGAGAGTGGGGATAAAAAAGACAGCAAAAAGACTTATGTTTGGGAGCAACTGATTCACTACTTATCGGATGAGTTCAAAGTTAGTTGGGAGGAGGTGTTAAAATGGAATGTATATACTTTCAATCATAGGCTAAAATTCATTAACTTTACTAAGCAACAAGAAACAAAGATAATTCAACGTGGGAATAGAAGCTGATTTAGTTAATAGTATTGATTTCGCAAGGTCTGAACAGATTTTAGCGAATAAGTCAGACAATCCGTTAACTGAATTATTATTAAGGCTTACAAACGATATTATCAAAGACTTACGATTAGAGTTAGATAAGTCGAGAGCGAGTGGTAATTTACAACAATCTATTATTCCTCAACCTAAATCATATAACTTAATTGAAGTTGAAGCTCCTTTCTATTGGAAGTATATAAACTATGGTGTAAATGGTATTCAAGTTCAACGTGGTGCGCCTTATCATGGTAAAGCTCCAAAAACAGGATTATCATTTTACGACTCAATATATAAATGGATAGGGGATAAAGGCATAGTTGGTGATGGAGTTACACGTGATCAGTTAGCTGGAATGATAGTAAATAGTGTACGAATGAAAGGTGTTGAAGCAACTCACTTCTATGATAAAGTAGTAACACAAGAAAGAAAAAAAGAGATGTCCGCAAGTATATCAAACTTAATAGGTCAATCAATAAAACTAATAATTAAAAAACCTAAATAAATGGGAGTTACATTTAATCAGATTCCACAAGCTTACACACCTAGCGATAATCCTATTGTGTATGCATTCAGCTACGACAATTACACGTTTGAATACAACCACGTGTTTAAGATAAGTGTTACCTTAGATAGTGTTTTAATCGGTGTATTTGACTATTTTCCTATTGTGAATGATTTAAATTATTACACAGGCTATATAGACGTAAGCAACATAGTTAAAACGTACCTTAACAAAGCAAATACAAATCAAACAGGTATAAAGAGTGATGCGGCTAATTATGGCTTACTATCCGTGAATGTAAATTGTTGGTTTTCCTTATCACCAAACGATGCAGCAACCGACCAATTAGAACAATCAACAGCGGGTAATGTGTACCCATTTAAAGCGTGTTTAAGCAACAAAGAGTTCATGAATTTTAGTTACGCAAACTATTCAATAGGTAGTGTAAATGTTAAGTTCTTAACAGATAATACCAACATAGTTGAGCTTCGAGAAACAGACGAAACATATCTACAAATAATAACCGATACAAGCAGCACGAATATAGAGACTAAACTATATGATTCAACAGGCACTCTAATAGCTACCAATAGCACTGCAATGAGTGGTTATCGTATTTCACAGCTTAAGTATTCAACAACTATATTATCAACTATTTTCACACCTACGCAAGTTCTAAACGCTTCATATTTTACTATACAAATAAAGTCACCAGGAGGAACAATTTACTCTGAATTAAAAAGAATTAACATAAATAGAGATACTTGTTTTAATGGTAAAAACTTAGTTTGGTTAAACAAGTTTGGAGCTTATGACACGTTCCTATTTACTTATAATAATATTTTAAAGTCAGATATTCAAAGTAAATCATATGGTAAAAGATTCGGTTCATTTAACGGAACTACATACGATTTCAACACAAAAGATACGGGAAGTTTAACATACTTGAAAACAATAACGGATAAGATACAAATCGTTTCAGATTGGTTAAGCCAAGTGGAACAAAATTTTGTAGTGCAAGTTTACGAAAGCCCATTAGTTTACATAAACGAAGGTACACTATACGAGAATATAGAAATAGAAAATTCAAGTTATGCAATCAAACAGAGCGAACACGAAGAATTGTTTAACGAAATATTAGATGCTAAATTTACTCACACTCGTAAATCAATTAATATATGAACGCTCAATTAATTGTTAATGACTTTGAACTCGACTTGAGTAGTAGTGTCGCAGTACCTTTAAATTTTGCGATTGCGGATATTAAAGAACCGCAGAAACGTAGGAGGTCATTTAGTAAATCTATTACCTTAGAAGGTACGCAAAACAACCTTAATTACTTTGTGAGTGCCTACGCTTTACCTATGAATTTAGAAGAAAGTACTACAATTTCATTCAGACCAAACGAAAAACAAAATTGCAAGTATTTTAAAGATGGTTTATTAGTTTTTAGTGGTAAGTTCAAGCTAAACGAGGTTACGATTAACAATGGTTTGTACACGTTTGATTGTACTTTGTATAGTGATACCGTTGATTATTTCGCTAAGTTAAAAGATAAGAAGTTGAGCGAACTTGATTGGTCGGAATACACGCATGATTTAACACGTGATAACATTGCAAATAGTTGGACGACATCGATAAAAAAGAATAGTGTAAGTGTGCGTAACTTCGGAGCTGATGCGTTAGGATATCAACCTAAAGGATATGGTTATATTTATCCATTAGTAGACTATGGTTATCAAAGAATAAACGATCGTACGTTTAGAGTAACTGATTTAGCACCTTTTGTATATGTTAAAGAATGTGTTGCTAAGATATTTGACTACGCTTTAGAAAATACAGGCTTTTCAATTGACTTAACATCTGGTGTTTTTGCAAGTGATAATTTTACTAAACTTATTTATGGTTTTGGTGGGGGAGATAAGTTAAAACTTCCAGCAAGTGAAATAGCTAAAATGAGAATGTACTCACAAGGTAGCTATCCAAGCAAGATTCTATGGGGGGTATTTAATAAAACATTCAACGGGGGCTTCTATACTTTCGGTGAAGAAAGAGATATGATTAAAGGGCAAACATTTACTTCTATTTTAGAAACAAATAATACTATTTCAGATGTGTTTGGAAGGATAAATATTAATGCAGGTGGTAGTTATAAGCTTGAATTTTCAATGGATTTTGTAAATAGTATGCCTTTTGCGGGTAATTACGTTACAGGTTCTAAAATTACAATAGTTATTTATATTGATGGTACGCAAACGCAAACGCAAGATATTAAAGTCACATCTACAGGTACAACAGCTATTAATTTTTCCACTATATTAGCTTTAAAACCTGGTAATAAAATCACTATTAAAACAATGGTAGGGTTAAAGTATATACCATCTTCACCTGTATCATCAATGTCAACGACTTATAGCTTTCAAAATATAGCAATAGATTTAACAGCAGATAGTAATTCAGCACCTGTAGATGGTTCAAATATAGATATTTCAACATACGTCCCTGATATTAAATGTTCTGAATTTCTTACAGGTATAATGAATATGTTTTATTTGTACGTAAGTGATCCAATAGAGAACGTTATTACGATAGGTACTTTACAAGATTTTTATCAAGATGAAAGTTTATCAGAAGATTGGAGCGACAAAGTAGATGAAAAAAGAGATATAAAGATTCAATCGAACGCATTTGTAGAGGGGAGTAATTACATTTTCAGATACAATGAGGAGAAAGACTATTTTAATAATGAATACAGAAATATCACGGGAAATCACTACGGACGTTACGATTTACACGTTGACACGTGGCAAACAGGCGATAGAGAATGGGTGTTACCTTTCTCTCAGTATGTTCCTGTAAGCATTCCTAATTCACCAATTAAGATTGTAAAGGTAATAGAGCAACAGAACGGAGTTGTAAAACCTTACAAGGGTAAAGGAATGATTATGTATTATAATGGTTTGCGAAATGGTTCGTTTAGAATAATGAATAATGACAACGATATAAACACTTCCTTCGGTGGCTACCCATTTACGCATCATTTTAGATTTTACAATCAAGATTCATACGATTACCCTCAATTTGATTTACATTTTAGTTCACGTTCATACACTTTTGATAATATTACAGCTTATCCAAGCATTAACCTATTTACAAAATATCATGAAAAATTTGTTAATGAGTTGACATCAATTGATTCTAAGTTAGTAAATTTATATATGCACTTAAAATCAAAAGATATTTATTCATTAGACTTCTCAACACTTAAAAAAATAGACGGTGTGTTATATCGTTTAAATTTAATTAAAGACTTCGATAGTGATGCGTTTGAAAGTACGGAAGTTGAACTATTAAAATATCTTAGATAATGGCAACTATCAATATAAAATCAACGGATGATTATACGTTACAGATATGGAGTATCTTTTGGTATGCTTCAACGTGGTACAATGGTAGCTATGTTTTAACAAGTGCAATTGATAGTTCAACAGGTGAGTATAACACGGAAAACATAGTAGACTTACAAGGGGCTGGAACGTATGCTGCAAGTCTTAACGCTTCGTCAACTTACGGAGGTTTTACAGATTGGTATTTACCAAGTATTGAGGAGTTAGAAGATATGTTTTTGTTGGGTGGTGGCTCAATAGGTACAACAGATATATATTGGTCCTCAACAGAGATTGACTTAAACAATGCTTACGCTTTCGATACAACAACAGGAACGCGTATAAGTGCAAATAAGAATGTTAGTTACCTGTCTATACCTACGAGAAAGAATGCAATAAATAACACTATCGTAGTAAATAGAATGAGTGACGCGTCAAAGAATGCACCTATTATTAGTGGTGGTGTAAACAATGAAGATGAAGACGTATATAAATTGATAGGTGGAATAAATGGTATTAGTAAAAATTCTAAAATAATAATCAATGAGTGATTTAACAGCACGAATAATAATTAAAAAAGGTGAGGGTACACCCACTATTCCTGTAAGTGCAGACCATAGAGATGGAAGCTGGTTAGCAACGGATATCTATGAAGGTGAGTTGTATTTAGACACAACAAACGGACTTAACTATACACGTTACGATAATACAATTGTAGATTTATTTCCAAGTTCAACAGGTTTAGCAGGGAATGAATTTGTATTTGTATTTTCAAAATTAGACTTACCAACTGCCGTAAGTGGTGTTATTACATTGGTAGATAACTATACTTACTTTATAACAAAAACTATTGACTTAACAGGTGATAGGTTAGTAGGAGGTGTTAATACAACTATTATTGGTGGTTCATCTGAAAATTGTATATTAAAATCAACAGGTTTAAGTAGTTCAACCGCTCTAATTACTTCGGTATATTCTTTACCAATTAGAAATATCACAATCACTCACGGAACAGCATTGAATTTAGATGGTGACGGAACTACAACAGCACTCGATTGGTTTGGTGTTAACTTCAAAGATTGTGCAATAGTAGGAACAATTAAAGATTATTCAAACTTCGTGATGTCAGATGGAGCATTCTTAAATAGTGGTAACCTAACATTTGATGGTACGATAGGAACAATAGGAATGAGTAACTGCCTTTTTGATTGTACAACAGGGGCGACAGCATTAATATTACCAAGTACATTAAATGTAACACGTAGATTTAGAGTTATCTACTCTTCATTTGTTGTGTTGAGTGGTGAAACAGGTATAAGCGTTGATGCTTCAGCAACTATCTCAAGTGAACGTTACATTTTAGATACTTGCAATTTTAGTGGAGGTGGAACATATACAAGCGGTGTAGCTTATACGGATAACAAGGCTTTATTTGTGAATTGCGTAGGTATTTCAAATACGTCAACAAAAGGCTTTATGTATATGCTTAACAATACAACAGATACAGCAATAGGAGTTGCTAACGTGAACACATGGGTAAAAGCTACAGGAACAACAACAAGCGGAACAAATTCTAAATTTACACACACAACAAATAGACTTACGTATAACGGAGCGTTTACAAATTCATTCTTAGTTACCTTAAATGCAACTGTTAGAAGTGCTGGTTCAAATCAAAGTATAAGTATTGGAGTAGCAAAAAATGGAACAATAATAACTGAAAGTGAGGGGATAGTTAGAACAGCAACGGCAAACGTAGAACATGGAGGAAGTACTCAAGCGGTACTTGAAATGGTCGCGAATGATTATATAGAATTGTTTGTTAGAAATACAAGTTCAACAGATATTCGAGTAACAGATTTTAATTTTAACGTTGTAAAAATACCGGTGTAATGGCAGAAGAGATAATTTTTAAAGTAGGAGTTGATACAGGGGATTCAGTTCAAGACGTTAACAAGGTAGGGGATGCTATTGAGGGTGTAGATAAAGAGGCTAAGAAAACAAGCGGAAGTTTCGTAAACCTAAAAAAGGAACTTAGACAACTTACTATTCAACTTCAAGGACTTGATCCAGCGAGCAAAGAATTTGAACAAGTAGCAAAAAGAGCAGGTTCGATTAAGGAACAATTAAGAGGTGTTGCAGATGCTATTAATGACGCTGACCCCGAAAAGTTTGGAGGTAAGTTTCAACGTACAGCCGAAGGAATAGCAGGTGCTTTCTCAGCAGTTACAGGAGCACAAGCGTTGTTCGGTAAAAATAGTGAGGAAATAGAAAAACAGATGCTTAAAGTTCAAGGTGCTATTGCCTTAACTCAAGGTATTAGCGCTATGAAAGAACTAAAAAATGATAGTTTAGAACTTGCAAACTCGATTAAAGGTAAAGTATTAGGTGCTTTCGCTTCATTGACAACAGCAGAAATAGCCAATGCACAAGCAACAGGCACAATGACAGGCTTACAAAAGGCTTATGCTTTCGCAGTTGGAACGTCTACAGGTGCAATGAAAGCGTTTAGATTAGCATTAGTTGCCACAGGAATAGGTGCTTTAATTGTGTTAATTGGTTTCTTAGTTGAAAAAATGATGTCTTATGCAAGTTCAACAGCACAAGCAGAAAAGGCACAAAATAAATTGAACGCTGAAATAGATAGGCAAAATGCTGCGTTTGATAGGCAACGTACAAGGTTAACAGATGCTATTAACTTTCAAGTAGAATATGCACAAGCTATTGGTAAATCTGAGAAAGAAATACTAAAAATAAAACAAAAAGGTATTGATGACGAAGATAATATTCGTAAACAACAAATAAAGAAAAACCAAGAGTACTTAGAAAAATTATCTTTATTGAGAGGTGAAGCAATAGCGAATGAAGATTTTGAAGTAGCTAAAAATTATGGTGAAAAAATAAAAGCGCTTGAAAAAAATAACCAAGATTTATTATATCAAAAAACAACTCTTAGGCAACAAGAAGTTTTGTTAGATGTAAATTTCAATAAAGAACAAAAAGAGAAACAGGATAAAGCAAATGAGGATGCAAAGAAAAAGAGGGATGAAGAGTATAAAAGACAATTAGAAGAAATACGTGCAAATAACCTTAAAAAGATAGAACTTGAAAATGCTCGAATATTAGAACAAGAAAATTTAGAGAATGAGTATTATGATAGTTTAAAAACTCAACAAGATTTAGAGGTTCAAGCTGTAAGGGATAAGTATAATAAAATTATTGAAACCACTACAGACAATGAAGTACTACTTTTAGCACGACAAAAAGAATTAGATGCCGTTAATTTAAAGTATAAAGAGGAAGCAGATAAATTAGAAAGCGAACGTTTAAACAATATTGCTAATCAATATGAAGAATTTGTAACTCAATATACAGAAGCAACAAATACAGCGCAACAGAATGAGAAAAACGCAGTAGATGAAAAGTATAATTATCTTATTGAGAAAGCAAAAGAATATGGATTTAGTACAATTGAATTAGAGCGTAAAAGAGCAGAGGAATTAAAAGCTATCGATACTACATTATTAGATGCTAAGAAAAAGTTTGTTGATGAGATTTCTAATTTATTAGGTGCTTTGGCTAATTCAGCTAAACAAGGTAGTGCAGTTCAAAAGGCATTTGCAGTAGCACAAGTTGCAGTAGATACGGCTAAGTCTATATCAAGTGTTATAGCAGGAGCAACAGCAGCAGCGGCGGCAGGAGGACCAGCAGCACCATTTTTGATAGGTGGTTATATTGCGTCAGGTTTAGCAAGTGTTACAAAAGCATTCTCAAGCGTAAATCAAATACTTAAACAACCTTTACCAAGCGTTAACCCTCCAAGCATGAATAGAAATGATAACAACTTTAATGCTAACGGAACTCAACAAAACACACAACAAGTTCAAGCACAAAGCACATATAAAGTAGTGGTTGTAGATTCAGATATTACGAATATGCAGAATAAAACAAAAAAAGTACAAGCTATTAGTACTATTTAACATAATAATTATTATCTTTAATTAACAAAGTTCTTTAAATGCTACCATTTTACGAATTAACAGTTGACGAAAGTCAAGATACAGGAGTTGATTTTAACGCTTTCGTGCTACGTCCAGCACATGGAAAGCCATATTTTGCGTTTAATAAAGAGAACACAATCAAATATCATTTTAACGAAGAAAAGCGAATTGTTACAGGTGTAATGATTAGCGCAAACACACCTATTTATCGTAGTAATCCTGACAGATTTGTACTATTTAAACCTAAAACAATCCATTTAATTAGATCTAAATTCCACGCGAATAAGTTTAGCGACAACGTGAATGTAGAACACAACTCAGATATGGTGTTGAGTGGTGTTAAAATGGTATCTTCTTATATTATTTCTGATACACGACAATTACCAATTCATTTTAGAAATCAAAACTTACAAGCAGGTACTTGGATAGCTTCATACAAAATTAATAATCCTTCATTATGGGGAAAGATTAAAAAAGGTGAGTTCGGTGGGTTTTCTGTTGAGGGCTATTTTGACAATAAAGAAATTAAACTAAAAACAAATAAATAATGAGTAAACCAAACAAATCAATCTTTGATTTCTTCAAAAAAGAAGGAGAAGTTAAAGTAACATTTGCAGAAGTAACTACTATTGATGGTATCGTTTTACAATACGAAGGCGAACTTGCAGTAGATACACCTGTATTTGTTTTAGATGAATCAGGTGAGCAATTGCCAGCACCAGAAGGTCAATACCAAGTTGATGTTGATGGAGTGATTACAATCATTTCTGTTGATGCACAAGGTATTGTTAACGCTGTTGAACTTCCAAGTGAAGAAGAAGAAACAATGAAAAATGAAGTGATGTCGAAAGAAGAATTTTCTTTAATCATTGAGAAACTTGTTAATGATACAGATGCACGTATCACAGCATTAGAAGAAATGTTTAGTGCTAAGTTGGAAGAATTAGCAAATGTAAAAGAGTCTAAATTTAAAGACAATCGTCAAAAAGTAGAACCAAGTAAAGAAGCAATGAGTGTTGCTGACATTTTAAAATCAATTAAAAAATAAAAACAATGAGTATTAAAAAAACATTAAAAGACAAATTCGGATACGATGTATCAGGTTTAGCAGCATGGAAAGATAACAACCTTCCAAACATTACAGCTGATTTAGTAGCAACTTCTACTTTCTTAGAAAAATTGATGTTAGAAGAAGGGGTTAAAGGTTCAAGAGAAATTGCACTTTTATCTTCTTCCGTTGCGTTACAAGCTAAGGCAGCATGTACACCATCACCAGATGGTTCTGTAGTTTTCACTGAAAAAGTTTTAACAACTAAGCCATTATATATGGGTGTTGAGTTTTGTAATGAAACTTTAAACACTAAAATGACTCAAGTGTTAAATGCTTTGGGAATGAAGTCGCAAGAAGGTCAGTTACCAGCTCCATTAGAAACTATCTTAATGGCTTACTTAACTAAGCAATTACAGAAAAAAGCTGAGCGCATTGTTTGGTTAGGTGATACAACGTCTTTGGATGCTGAGTTAGTACACTTTGACGGATTGAAAAAACTTTTAGAAGCAGATTCAGCGGTATTGAAAACAACAACTACTTATGCTTCTTTGACAACTTCAAACGCATATAGTGCGGCTTACGAAGTTTTTACTAAGATTCCAGCTGAATTGTTTGATAACCAAGTTGCGGTTGAATTACGCACAGGACGTACAGAAGCCTTAGCTATCATTTCTCAATGGAATACAGCAAACGCATACGATCGTATTGTTTACACAGCGGAAGGCGGATCTATTCGCTTTATGTTACCTCAAACTAACATTGAGGTTGTAACAGACCCAGCATTAGACGGTAAAGGTGATATTTTTGCAATTCCTACTTCATTGGTATTCTTAGGTACTGATTCAAGAGATGACGAAAATTTCGATATTAAATACGATTCTTACAACGAGAAATTAAAAGTAGATACTTCTTTCCGTTTAGGTGTACAATATGTATTCCCTCAGTACTTCGTAAGATTGAAAAAAGCGTAATTAATTAACTTATAAGGGTAGTTAATAGCTACCCTTTATAAAACTTTAAAAAATATGTGTGAATTATCAGCAGGCTTTAATGCCTTGAATTGCGATAGTGTGGCTGGTGTATCTACTTGGAAAATCGGTTCGTTACGTGACGAAGCAACAGGAGCAGCTAACTACACTTACAGCCGTACAGATGGAACCGTTACAGCAATGGCGAATGTATCAACAAAATTATTTTATACTATCACTGTAGATGCTGAAATGAGTGATTTTATCGTTAAATCTATTGGTACACGTGAAAATGCTTCAAGTGGTTTTGAGATTACAGGAAACATTAAATTGGCTGGTAATACAGCTACAATGATTCAACAATTAGAAGACCTTTCAAAAGATAGACTTTGTTTAATTGCTACCTTGAATGATGGTACAAATGAAGTTTTGGGACTTGATAACGGATTGAAATTTAATTTTGAACGTGCTTCAGGCTCCAAGATGGAGGATATGAACGGAGTAACTTTGACTTTCGCAGGAAAAGAGAAAAAGAACGCTCCTAAAATTTCAGATGCTATCGTAGCAACTTTAATTGTATAATTTGATTAGATTATTAATTTAAGGGTAGTATAATAGCTACCCTTTTTTATTATGTTAAATATGGAATATAAGAAAGAATTTGAAAATACTAATGTATATATAGACAAATTGAAATGTTTTATGGTTGCGAACAACGAAAATAAAGAAATTTTAGCTAAATTTATACCTATAATCTTTGAAAATGATGTTAATACTACGGCAATCGAGCCTAAATCAGATAGCACTAACGCTAAGCGAAAAACAAAACGAAGCAAACCCACTGATTTGGCTGTTTAGATTTGTTAACGAACAATCAAAAAAAGATTATTTCTGCAATTTAACAGACCTTTCTACTTCAAAAGATAGGTTTAACCTATTCCATTTATTCGAAGGTACGGATATTGATTTACCTTTTGGAGATTACACCTACGAAGTGTATCAAATGGACGCTACAAACGATGAAAACTACGCTAATGGGTTACTTTGTGAACGTGGTAAAGCACGTGTAATTAATCCAGCTACTTCAACTATACCAACTTATTATAACACACCTACAACACGCAACATTTATGAGTGAAAATTATATATTTCGTGAAGCGAAAATTCCTTTGCCATTTGAAAAGCAGAAAGCTGGTCAGTCGTGGATAAGTTGGGGTGAAGATAATCTTTATCCTCAGTTCTTAGTTGGTTTATACTATCAATCTTCTATTCACCAAGGAATTATCAATAGTAAGGTTAAATACATTTCTTCAAATGGTTTAGATGCTAAGACTACGGATGTATCAAAATGGGAATTGATTAAAAAGAATGGTAACGCTCCATTTAGCCTGGATGAGATCTCACAAATGATATGCAAAGATTTTGAGATATTAGATAGTTTTGCAATATTATTTAAAAAAAACCCTATATCGAAGTTTTGGGATATGCACCACGTATCTACAGAACTAATTAGAAAAACCGATAGTTCTGAATACTTTGAATATTCCGAGAATTGGAAAGAAAGAAATCAAACTGAAGAAAAAACAGGTTTCAAGAAGATAAAAAATATTGAAGACGTTACGGACCAAGATAATGAATGTTTGTTATATGTAAGTAGTAGGAGTAAACAACATATAGTAGATACAAAAACAGGTTTGCTAACTAAGTCTGTTTATCCTATTCCTTCATATAGTGGATGTATAAATAGTATTATGGCTTCAATTGAAATGAACTACTTCCGTTATTCAGAGGTTGTAAATTCTTTCAAAGGTGGTACAATGATTAACATACCAACTGGCGCGCCTGAAAACGAACACGACAAAAGAAAATTAGTTAACCAATTAAAAGGAGAAAGTACCGATAGGGATAAGCAAGGCGGTATTATAGTTACCTTTTCAAGAGGTCAAGAAAACGCACCAACAGTTACACAAATAGGTGGAAATAATTTAGATCAAAGATACTTATTAACGCAAGAAAGTATCATTGATGACATAATGGTTGGTCATAGTGTTATAAGCCCTTCTTTATTTTCAATTAAAACAGCTGGTCAATTAGGTGGCTCACAAGAATTAGAGACGGCTTACGCTTTGTTTATGTCTAATTATGCAAGTGAAAGACAAAAGATAATTACAGATGCTATTGCATACGCAGAATACACGTTGAATAACTTTGTAGGTGAAGTATTTTTTATAGACAAAGGATTCTTTTTAACTAAAAAACCTGAAGTTGCACAACCTGTTCAAATGAGTAGTGAGGTTTCAGATTTAGATGTTTTAAATTGGTTTAACGAAGTCGGAAGAACGGAATATAAAGAAGTATTCTCTCGTGAATTAAACGACTTTACAAGCCTTGAAACGATGGAAAAGGAATTACTTTCTAAACATCAATTCGCTACTAACTTAACCGATGTACAAACTAACATCTTAAATATGGTTAAAAGTGGTGAAAGCTATGGAGCAATTGTTAAGGCAATAGGTCAAGGTGCAACTTTTGTAACACGTCAATTGATTGAATTGGAAAAGTTGGGAATGCTTAAAGGTTTTGAACTTACACCAAAAGGTGAAACTAATATACAAGGTAGTAGCTTTGAGGTTGTTTACCAATATAGAGAAAGAACGGATGCGCCACCACTTGTTGAAGGTGGTAAAAGTAGACCATTTTGCACGGCTTTGATTGACTTAAAAAAGGTATTTACACGTCAAGAAATTGACGGAATAACGGCTAAGTTGAGAAGTGCTGGTATTGATAGGGATGTTTGGCAATATAAAGGTGGTTGGTACACAAATCCAAATACAAAAGTACATACACCAAGCTGTCGACACACTTTTTTCCAAATTTTAATCGAGAAATAATATGGCACATTTAATATCTACGACAAATTTAAAAGCACTTTCTTACATTTCTTCAAATGTGGATGACTTGCTTTTGACTACTTTAATCACGAGAGTACAAGATACTATTCTCGAAAGTATTTTAGGTTCTTCTTTATTTAACAGACTTTTAGAAGGTGTTGATGCAAGTGATTTAAACGCAAACGAAACGGAACTTTTAAACACGTATATCACACCTACTTTGGTGGCTTCTGTTGAGGTTAGAGCAACTGATATGACTACGTTAGAGCTAAGACAAATTGGGGTTTCTAAGGTTAGTTCTGAGGGTGTACAAAACGCAAATGAAAGTGAGTTAAATAGGGTTTCTAATTCTTTAAAAAAAGATTACAACTTTTATAGAGAGCGTTTGATTAGGTTCTTAAAATTGAATAATGAGTTGTTCCCTGAGTACACTTCGTATTATAACTATTTATATCCGTGTGATAATTCGCTAAATCAAATCAATCCGGACCAAGGTAAAACAGATGTAAATATTACGTTCGCATGATTACAAGTGTTAACCGACTTTCAGCAGAATTAGAAGCTATACAAGAAGCTCACTACCAATTAAACTCATTTTACTTTGGTGAGTTCAATTTAGCTTTGCAAAAAAGGGATTTAGAATACCCTTTATTGATATGTGATTATAATAGCGGTGCAATTAACATTTCAAACACTTCTATTCAACTTTTCATAACGATATGTGATAAAGTCTACAAAGACAATTCAAACCTGTTAGAGACGAAATCTGACACTTTACAAATATGTAGGGATGTATTTAATGTGATGAAGAAGTCACAACGTTGGAACGAAATAGGACGTGTAACACAAGGGAGTGTTAATGCGTTTGTTGAGCGTGGTAAAGACGAGGTTGCAGGACACGTAATGAATGTAACTATTGAACTAAGGGATTCAAACGGAATTTGTAACCTTCCTTTAAATGGTTATGATTTTGGCGGTGGTGCTTCTTATGGATGTGATCCAGCATTAATCGTTAATAGTAACGGAACTTACACGCATTCGATTGCAAGTGGTGACACATTTACACTTCCTAACATGGATTTTGAAGTTTATGTAGGTGGAATTTACAAAGAATTAGTAACTTTAATAACCTTAGATAACTAAAAGATGGCAAATACAATAAATATAAACGTAAATAAGACCGATTTAGGTTTAAATTTGGTCGACAATACAAGCGATTTAAACAAGCCAATTTCAACAGCTACGCAAACAGCTTTGAATGGTAAAGAAGATGTATCTAACAAGTCAACAAACACAAGTTTAGGAACTTCGGACACTCTTTATCCTTCGCAAAATGCTGTTAAAACTTATGTTGATACAAACATGGGTGCGTTTGATACTATTTCAACACCGCAAACAGCAACCTTAGATTTTAGGTTTGATAAGAAACATATACACGCAACGACAGGAATAGGTGGTGCTTTAGCTCCATTAACAGGTAACATTACATTATTTGCTGGTGCGAATATAGTTAACGTTACTTCGATAATGTTGCATAATGACAGTGTTGAGCCTACGTTTTCAAGTGAGTTTGAAAGAAGTGCGGATAGTTTGCCTTATGTAACAGGTCAAGACAACGTAATTGTAGCTACAATGGTTAATCAATATCCTACGAAAGTAATTTACAAGATACTAAGAAGTGGTACAAATATTTACGGAACGTTTTTAACAACATCTTTAAAAGGTGCGGTTAATGGTTTAGCTGAATTAGATGGCTCAGGAAAGGTGCCAAGTGGTCAACTACCTTCTTATGTTGATGACGTTGTTGAGGTGGCTAATTTCGCTGCATTACCTGTTACAGGTGAAAGTGGGAAAATTTACATAACCTTAAACGACAACCTAACATTTCGCTGGAGCGGCTCGGCTTATGTTGAGATAAGCTCAAGCCTTGCATTAGGTGAACTAAGTACGACAGCTTATAGAGGGGATAGAGGAAAGATTGCATACGACCATTCACAATTAACAACAGGCAACCCTCACAACGTTACTAAAACAGATGTAGGTTTGTCAAATGTTGCTAATAGTGATACAACTACAACTGCAAATATTACGGATAGTTCTAATAAGAGATTTGTTACAGATGCACAATTAACAGCGATTGATAATGCAGCAGCTAAAAATGTTGTGTTGGACCGCAAAACAGCTTCTTACACGCTTGTAGTAGGCGATAACAACAAGTTAATAGAAATGAATGTCGCGAGTGCTAACACGTTAACTATTGACGCTAGTATATTCTCAGCAGGTAATCAAATTTTAATATCTCAATACGGAGCAGGTCAAACGACTATAACAGCGGGCGCAGGTGTAACGTTAAGAAGTAGCGGAGGAAAATTAAAAACTTCAGCACAAAATGCTTTGGTTACGATAATAGCAATTAGTTCAACAGAATTTTACATAGCAGGTGATTTAACAGCATAATTATGATACTAAGTTTAAACGGAATAATAGCAGGTAAAGGAGCCAGTCCATTAATGAATGGGCTGATTTCTATGTACAAAGCACAGAGTAATGAATTAGATTCCTACGGAACTAATAATGGCTCACCATTCGGAGGTTTATTATACGTGCCGGGAAAACAAGGTAATGGGTTTAGATTTAATGGTTCAAATTCTTATGTGCAACTTCCTAACAACGCATTTTCTATTCAAGATTTTTCTATCTCTTTATGGTTTAACGCAGCCTCTTTTTCAGCAGATAGGACTATTTTCTCGAATGTAAATGGAGATGGTAATAATGTTAATACAGGTTATTGGTTAAGCACAACGTCAACTGGTATTATTGATTTTTGGATGTACGGAGGAACATCTTCATTTGTAGCAACTGGTTATAGATACAATGCACTGTCAATAAATACATGGTATAATATCACATTAACAAAAACGCAAAACAACCAGCCTATAATGCATGTGAATGGTAGTATTGTAACTCCTACGATAACTAATTATGGTGGTGGGACTATTAACCCTGTTTATTCATTTGGTGCCTATACGTACAGCACACCATGTATAGGTGCTTATATATATAATAATGCCTCTTCAAAAGCCTTATATGGTAGTTCAACAACCGATGAGATAGGCATATGGAATAGGCAATTAACCTCTACAGAAATAACAGAATTATATAACAGCGGAAGCGGTAAATTTTATCCTTATTAATATGAATGTAAGAAAATTAACAATAGAACAAAAAAACCTTTTGATAGGTCAAACATGGGATGGAGTTACTTTCTTTAATCCAACAATTGATGCTGAAAATCAATGGTTTGTATCTCAAGAAGAAGTAAACGGATGTGATAAACCTGAATTTCAATGGTTAAAAAGTTGTGAATTGATTGAACATAACCCTATAATATCTAATTTCCCATTTTAATGAACGAGATAAAATATATACTTGAGCAACTGAGAAAAGCGAAAACAATACTTTTAATACTTCTATTTGTTAGTTTTATTTTGTTTTATTACAAGTCATTAATAACGGAAGTAGTTGAAAGTAAGGTTAAGAAAGACGAGATTAAGCACGATATAAAGAATAGTATTTTAATACACCAAATGTTAAATGATTTGATGCTAAGATACAAAGCTGATCGTGGTTACATATTCAGATTTCACAACGGAATTATGTATTATGATGGAACTCATAAAAATCATCAAAGTTTAGCTTATGAAGTTTGTAACAGGGGTATAAGTAGCGAAGCTATGCAACTGCAAAATTTACCTACTTCTTTATTCCCAAGATTTTTACAAGAAATAATGCTTAATAGAATGTGTTATAGTGACATTAACGACATCAAAGAAAATGCCACACGTATAGCATTACACGAGCAAGGTATTAAAAGTTTAGTGGCTTGCCCTGTTTTTAAAGATGGTAAATTTACAGCTTATATAGGCTTAGACTTTGTTAAAGATACTATAAGCGAAGACTTTAATTATCATGAATTCAAACAAAATACAAACGAAATCGGAAGGATGCTATCAGAATAATATCAAAACAAACTAAAAGAAATAATATGAAAATAATAGAAAGATTTAAAGCACCTACACCAAAATTCTGGAAACGTATCAAAAGAGTAGGTATAACAATAGGAGGTTTAGGAGCTATACTAATTGCACCACCAATAGGGCTTAGTTTAGTTGGTGGGTACTTAATAACCGCAGGAAGTGTAATAGGTGTATTATCTCAATTAACAATAGAAGATGGACAAGCTAACGATTGAGCGCATTAAATTGGCTCACCCAAAGATTCGTAAAGAATTAAACGATTTGTATATCGAGATCAACAACAAATTGCCAAAAGGTGTACGATTGAGATTTTCGAGCGTGTTTAGAACACCAATTGAGCAAACAGCGTTGTATAATCAAAAGCCTAAAGTAACAAACGCAAAAGCTTGGCAGTCAATACATAACTACGGCTTAGCATTCGATTATGTTATATTGTTAGATAAGGACAATAACGGCACGTTTGAGAGTATTGAATGGAATATTGATAACGTACATCACAAACAAGTAATAGCATTCTTTAAATCGAAAGGTTACGAATGGGGCGGAGATTGGAAAAACTTCAAAGACTACCCACATTTTCAGAAATCATTCGGCTTATCATGGCAAATGTTAAAAAATCGCGTTGATATTGGTATGATTGTTAGAGATAGCAACATTATTTATCCAACAATTTAGATTTCTAACCTATTCATAATGAGTAGGTTTTTTTACCTCCTAAATTATTTTATTATTTTTTTATTATTTTCTGTTTAAAACTATTGTTAATTAAAAAAGAGTGTGTATATTTGTAAAACAAAAGCGAAAGAAAATGGAAGAAAGCAACGAAGAAAGAATTAAACGTAAACTAAGAGTGTTAGAGTATTACGTATCTGAGTTAGGTTATTCAGATGAAGAATTAGATTTAATTGATAGGGTTTTAACCTTAGTGATTATGAAAAAAGATCACCCTAAAGATATGGTGAACACAGCAAAAAAAATGTTGATTAGAACAGTTGAGAGTTATGAAAACAAGTAATTTATTCTTAAAAATATTTGGTTATTTTCCAGAGGATTTATACCAATTAGATGTACACTTTGAAGGCAAAGGAGATACTATGATAGTTAGTTATTTTGGAAGCGCGCGAACATTATTCGTTGATGAAAACCAAGTAACAAACCAAGAAGGAGAGTTTTTATTCTTTACCGAAGATTTAGAGAAATTTCAAAACTTCATTGATTTTAACGAATGTAAAGAATGCAACGGTAATGGAGAGTATTACTCGGAGCAATTAAAAGAATGTGGTTTTTCTGCTTCTATGTGTTGTGGATCATGTTACGAGATTGTACAAGTAGATTGTGAGTGCGAAGATGTACCTTTTAAATATTAGATTATGAAGCCTATAAGCTATTTAGAATTGATTGAAAAAAAGTTAGGGTATCAACGTAAGCAAGTCAATGCATTTTGGTTTGTATGCCCTTTAAACGAAGCAGAGTTAAAGAAAAACTCACGCGATAAACAGCGTGTTTATTGGAGACATGTTGCAATGGTTTGGTTTCGTCTATGCGGTGAAACTTGTCAAGAAGTAGGCAACTACTTTGAGAAAGACCATAGTACTGTCGTATATGCTGAAAAGGTTATCTATAACGCTTTATGTGGCTACAATAAAGAGCTTAAAGACATCTTTGATAGTATGATAAAATTAGATAACTCACAAGCTATCGTGTTAAATGACATCGAACATAACCACATTAATTGTTTGGTATCACTTGAAAATTTTAAATTTTTAAACTCTCCACGATGTTAAAGGGATTTGAAGAACACACAAACAAAATGACCGAAGGTGAAATAAACTTAGCTCATAGGTTAATTGAAGCATTCAAAAAACGTACCTCATCTAATCCGATTTTAGCACACGAAATATGTTCAAAGGTAAATAGTACCATGGACATAGAATTTAAGCTAACAGAAGTAAGGTTAAGACGTATTATCAACTATTACCGAGTAAATAGCATACTTCCTGTTGTATCAACTAAGAAAGGGTATTACGTAAGTTACGATGCTAACGAAATAAGAAGCTGTATAGATAGCCTTACGCAACGAATAAATAGTATGTTAGAGTGTACCTATGGTTTAGAAAGAATAATTAAAAACGAAATAGAAAAGTAATGGAAGAATGGAAAAAAGTATACGACATCTATTCCGTAAGCACACACGGACGTGTTAAGAATAGAACTACAAGGCGCATTTTAAAGCCATTTGTTAAGGGTAGAAAGTTAGTCGTAGGTATTTATTTGCCGAACTCAAAACAAAAGCAAATAAGCATAGCTACGCTGGTGGCAAAAACGTTTATCAATCCAAACGTAAAAAAAGTAGTAAGGATTGATGGGAATATTTGGAATAACAATTTAGAAAACTTAAAAGTTTATTAGAAATTAACAGAAAATTATTTTTTAATTACTTTTATTATTACATTTGATAAAAATATAAATTATGGAGTATAAGGATTTTTTAGAAAGCAAAAGACACTCAATAGGTAACTTTGGGTTTAAAGCTAATTACATTCCTGATATAGCCTTTGATTTTCAAAAATATGTTGTTGAAAAAGCAATTTTGAAAGGTAGAAGCGCTGTATTTTTGGATACAGGATTAGGAAAAACATTAGTACAATTATCATTAGCAAAAAACATTGTTAATCATACTAATAAAAAAGTATTAATACTTACACCTTTAGCGGTTGCGTTTCAGTTTATTTTAGAAGCTGAAAAATTAGGTATAGAAGACGTTGAATACTCAAAAGATGGTAAGCATACTAAGAAAATTATAGTATGTAATTATGAGCGTTTGCATTATTTTAATTCAAATGATTTTGAAGGTGTAATATTAGATGAAAGTTCTATATTAAAAAATTTCGATGGTAAAATAAAACAAGAAGTAACAGCATTTGTTAAAAAAATACCTTATAGATTTTTATCTACAGCTACACCAAGTCCGAACGATTTCATAGAATTAGGAACCTCATCCGAAGCTTTGGGATATATGGGATATATGGATATGTTAGGGAAGTTTTTTAAACAAAATAACAATGCTGTAGACTCAACTAATCGTAATATAGGTGAAAAGTTTTATTTAAAACCACACGCGGAAAAAGATTTTTTTGCATGGGTTAATCAATGGTCAATTATGGCAAAGATGCCAAGTGATTTAGGCTTTTCTAATGATCGTTATAATTTACCTGAATTGATTATTAATAAACATATAGTAGAAAATATGGAAATGTTTGATATAAATGGTCAGGTATCTATGTTTACACCTATTGCTAAATCAATGACTGAAGTTAGATTAGAACAAAAGCAAACAGAACAAAGTAGATGCGAAAAAGCTATAGAATTAGCAAGCGGTAAAACTTCGGTGTATTGGTGTAATACAAATAATGAAAGTTCTATTTTAAAATCAATGGATAAAGACGCTGTAGAAATAATAGGGAGTCAATCAATTGATAAAAAAGAAGAAATACTTTTAGCGTTTGCAAATGGTGAAATAAAAAGACTAATTACTAAAGCAAAAATGACTTCAATGGGATTAAATTGGCAACACTGTAATCATTCTGTATTTTTTCCTACATGGTCTTACGAGCAATATTACCAAGCGATAAGACGTTTTTGGAGGTTTGGTCAAACAAAAGACGTAACTATTGATATGGTTATATCCGATGGTCAAACAAGGGTATTAGAAGCATTACAACAAAAAACACAAAAAGCAATTCAGTTACATAAAAACTTAACTGAAAATGTAAATCGTTCATTTGAACACAAAACAAAAGAATTTAACAAAGAATTAATTAAACCTAAATTTTTATAATCATGGAAAACAAAGTAAAAGATCAATTAGTAACAGAAAATTACGCAATCTATAACTCAGATTGTATGTTAGTAATGCCTACATTAGAAAGTGAAAGCATTGATTTATCTGTTTATAGTCCACCATTTGCAGGATTATACAATTATTCAAGTAGTGAAAATGATTTTTCTAATTGTGAAAGTAAAGAACAATTTTTAGAACAATATGAATTTTTAATTAAAGAAATTTCAAGAGTTACAAAACCAGGACGTATAACCGCAGTACACTGTACAGATGTATTTGACAATACATGTAGACTATGGGACTTCCCTAATGAGATTGTTAGACTTCATCAAAAATATGGCTTTGAATATCGTAATCGTATTACAATTTGGAAAGAACCTTTAAAGGTTAGAATGAGAACAATGGTACAATCTTTAATGCATAAATTTATAGTTGAAGATAGTACAAAATGTTTTACTGCTATGCCTGACTATGTTTTAGTGTTTACTAAAAAAGGTGAAAACAAAGTGCCTGTTACTCACGAGTTTGGTATTAATCATTATGCTGGTGAAGTTCCAATTTTACCAAATATTTTAAGAGCTTGGAATAATGCTAATAATACAGATTTTAACGAAGTAGAATTATGGGAACATTTAAACTCAATAAATGAAGATAATAAAATAACTAAGTTGAATCATTATATTTGGCAACGTTACGCGTCTTCTGTATGGGATGATATTAGAATTGATAATGTATTACCATTTAGAGATAGTAAAGAGGAGGACGATGAAAAACACGTACACCCTTTACAATTAGATGTAATTGATCGTATTGTTGAACTTTATTCTAATCCTAACGAAGTTGTATTAACTCCTTTTATGGGTGTAGGTAGTGAGGTTTATAGTCCTGTATCAATGGGTCGTAAAGCAATTGGTATAGAGTTAAAAGATAGTTATTTTAAACAAGCTACAATAAATTTATCACTAGCCGATAAACGATTTAATAAAGTTGCTAAACAAGAAACTTTATTCTAATTAAAAAAGATTTATTATATTTGTAAAAGTTCGGATCTCAAACATAGTGAACTAAAAGAAATTGAAAACCCTATCAATGACGTAGACGTGAGATCCCTACAGATTTGATGGGGTTTTTTCGTTTAATTAAATTATTATCATTATTATGAAAAATGAATTTTATCAAATTCAAGAACTTAATTTAAACATTAAGTTGAGAGACATTTCGAGTTATAGGCTTGATGGAGGCATAAAAAACGCTCCAATAGAATTAATCAAATGTTGTATTGTTGTAAAGCCTAATAGTATATATTGGTGTGATAAATCACATTATTATAATCTTAACAAAATCTTCTATAGCAATGAACGGGTATAATTTAATAAGGGATTGGTACAACTATAAGTTTGATAATCCAAGTAAAGTTAAAGCGATTCATTCTGATTTCTATTGTTATTTAATAGATTTATGGAATAGATTAGGTCAAAAGAATGAATTTGGACTTCCTACCACTGTAACTATGGAAGCATTAGGTATAGGCTCTTACAATACATACAAAAAAACTTTATCTGATATAATTGAATTTGGTTTTGTTAATATTATAACTGAAAGTAAAAATCAACATCAATCTAAAGTTATAGCCCTATCAAAAAATGACAAAGCAACTGACAAACCACTTGATAAAGCAACTATAAAAGCAACTGATGAATCACTTGATACCATAGATAAACAAATAAACAATATAACAAATAAACAAAAAACAATATCATTTGCTGAACGCAAAAAACTTTTTTTAGATTGGTTTAATCATAGAATATTAATTCATACAGGAAAAATAGGAAGGTTTAAAGTATTAGACAAAGCAACCGAAAACAATTTAAAAAAGGTATTAGATGTAAAGTATAATAATCACGAGTTAGAATATGCTTTTAAGAATATGTATAGCAATCAATGGGTAAAAGATAATAATGCTTTGAATCCTACTCATTTTTTAAGAATTGCGAATTTAGAAAAGTATATGAATATGGTTGATAATTCAAATACTTATACACCAACTATTGAACTTAATTAATTATGTGGAAGAAATTAAGTCAAGTAGAAAAACAGATGGACGAGCTACGAGATGTAGGTGTTCAGAAAGGTAATTTTGTCGGTTGGGACTTCAATTTATTACCATTTACAGTTATGTTAGGTAGAACAACTTACATAGGCGCAGCTCCTGCAAGTGGTAAAACTGAATGGTGGTTTGAATTACTTATAAATTTAAGTTGTAAGTATGAATGGAATCATATTATTTATTCACCTGAAACAGGAAGTGCAGAGGAAATATATGCTGAATTATGTTACAAGTATATAGGCAAGCCTTTTTATAAATCAAATGGTTTTGAAATGAGCGAAAAGGAAAAAATTAAGGCAATGTATTTTATTGATAAACATTTTATAGTAATAGACCCAATTGATGAAGACCTAACTATTGAAAGTTTTTATGATTTATGTGATAAAATTTCAGTAGAAACAAATAAAACTATTCACACAACTACAATTGATCCATGGAATGAACTTACAGAAAACTATTTACCGAATGATTTAGGACGTGAGGATAAGTATTTAAGTAGAATATTAGGGCAAGTTAGAAAGAATGCGCGAAAAACAAATAGGCATAATTGTGTAATTACTCATGTTAGAGACCAAACTCCAATAACTAATAAAGATGGTAAAACTTTTTTTCCTATGCCTACAGCACGTGAGTTCGCAGGTGGTCAAGTATGGTTTAGAAAGGGTTTAAATATGGTTATGATATGGAGACCACCTTACGGACTTGTAGATGAAAACGGACGTATGTATGAAGACAATGAAGTTCATATAAACATCGCAAAAGCTAAACCAAAAGGAACTGCAAAGAAAGGTATTTATAAAATGTTTTTAGATTTGCAAAGATATCAATATTATATGTTAGACCATAGAGGAGAAAAAATATATGCAGAGCGAAATAAACATATTTTTGAAAATAACATTCATTTTGAAGAAATAAAACCACCTGTTGACTTTACAAAAATTGGTAGGGAAGTAAATGAAAATAAATTAACACCTGATGATGAAGGTTTTTTTCCTTTTTAAAATATGAATGATTTAGATTTAATGGTAGCAAAGTATAATATTGTACGAACGAAGACTAAGATTGAGGCTTCTGTTATCGAAATAAAGCAAAATAACCCACACAGGATTGATTTAATTAACTCAATGAATGAAAGTATTGATGAGCTACAAGAAAGTCTTTTAAAATGGGTTTATTTAGAAAAACAATGTAGAGCTTATTCGATGTTAAATAATTCACTAACACATACCAATTTGATGTTGTTACAAGAAAATAAAGAATTGAGATTGAAGTTAGGTAATGTAAACGAAAATGAAAGTTACATTCGCAATTTAGAAATGGAAAACGAAGCGTTAAAAGATAAAGTAAGTAAACTAATTGAAAGTATATGAAAGAAGAAATAACATATGTATGCGTTCCTTGTGGAAAGCAGTATTTAACTGATAAGCAACTTGAAAAAGGAATAATTTGCACCTTTCACATAGGTAAATGTGAATTATGTAAGTCGTACGAAATGGTAACACATATTAAACATTATAACTATTTAAAAAAATGATTGACAACGAAGAACAAAAAGAATTTGAGAATAAAATAAAGTTGCTTATATACTTTGTTTTTTACGCGATATGTTTAATTGTAGCCTTATTAGGTTGTGTAATTGGTTTGATGTTATGACTAAACGAATTAAATTCATTAGAGGGGTATTATACCCAAAAGTAGCTAAGGCATATGAAGTAGATGTCCTCGATATTGATTGGTCCGTTAAAAGCACTTTTTTATTTCAATCCTACAAAGATTTAGATAGTGAAAGATTAGATGAGGTAATCAATTTTTTAGACCAAATGTTACTCGAAAAAAATGTTGATATAAATGAAGGTTATTAAACAAAAAAAATGCAAGGTGTGTATGATACTATATACACCTTTAAGACCATTACAGAGCTGTTGCGGATGGGAGTGCGCGAATATCTACGCTAAGGAACTAAACGAAAAGAAAACGCAAAAAGAATGGAAGGAAAGGAAAGCTAAATTAAAAAGTGAATTGATGACGTTGAGTGATTATATTAAAATTGCTCAATCTCATTTCAACGAATACATAAGACTACGAGATAAAGACCAACTATGTATAAGCTGTCAAAAGCCACCATTAAAAAAGAACGCAGGACATTTTTACAACGCAAATAATCACTATAATGTAAGGTTTGACGAACGAAATACGCATTTACAATGTGAACACTGTAATACTTTTTTGAGTGGTTCGTTAATTAATTATAGGGAAAACTTAATTAATAAGATAGGTGTTAAAGAATTTGAGCAATTATCTTCAATAGCTAATATTACTCGAAAGTTTACCATTGATGAGGTTAAAGAGATTGCAGAAGTTTACAAAGAGAAAGTACGAAATATTAGAAAATCATTAGAAAAATAATAAGAAAGTAATTTTAATGTAATTTGTTTGTATCTTTGTAGAAACAAAAACGAAAAGCAAATGAATTTAGAAAGCGTTCAAGACTACTTCAAAGAGCAAATTGCTAAAGGTAGTTATGTTGTGGTAAGAAAAGATGTTACCACATTTCACGAGCATAAGTTATGGATAGATTTATTAGTTGATGATAGACCTTTTGTTATTGTAATTACCGAAAGAGGTAAGGTAAGACAAGACGGGCAGATTGAAGAAAACTATTTAAATATCGGTGAGTTTAACGAAAATCAAAAACAGCAAATATATGACAGATACAAAGAGTATTTTTAGAGGTATAACTTTTAAGTTAACACCAGAAGCAAACGAACAAATCAAACGCTTCAAAAAAATCGCGAATTACGTAAAGGACTATTCAGAACAAAAGCCTTTTTATGTAAACAAAATGTTAGAATCATTCCAGCATTTTAGTGATGAAGAAATAATACAAATATTAAAATCAAAGTAAAATGAAAATATACGGAAAGTTGTTAGAAGCAAAAAAGCAAATAGGTAAGGTATCTAAAAAAAGTACTAATCCTCACTTCAAAAATACTTATGCTGATATTAATGCATTAATTGAAGCGGTTGAGCCTATCTTATTAGAATGTGGTTTAGTGTTGTTACAACCTATTGAAAGTGGCAAAGTGATTACAAAGGTAATAGATATTGATACAGGAGAAGCAATCGAAAGCACAATGGAGTTACCAACGTTATCAAACCCACAACAAATGGGTAGTGCTATTACTTATTATAGACGTTACACGTTACAATCTTTACTTTCATTACAAGCAGAAGACGACGACGGAAACAAAGCAAGTCAACCACAACCAAAGGTTAAACCAACTTTATCAACTCAACAATTTGAAAAAGCAATCGAGCGTATGATTAATGGAGAGGTTGAATTATATAGTAAGTTGAAAGAATCATTTGTATTCACACCATCACAAGAGTTAGAATTTAACGAGGTATTAGATGTCAAGAACTAAAACAGAAAGCTGGGAATACTTAGAGGAGGAAGCCCAACAACAAGAAGAACAAAAATGTAGAGAGTATTTAGAATGGTATAATAATAGTAAAGAAAATGGAAAAGAGCTTATACAAAATTGAACAAGAATACTTGGATATAATCAACCAAGTACAAGAAATGGAAGGTGAGTTAACGCAAGAGTTAGAAAGTGCCTTAGAGATAACTAAAAACGAATTAGAGGTTAAATCTATTGCTTATGTAGAGTATATAAAAGCAAAAGAAAGTTTTAATACACGAATTGACGAAGAAATCAAAAGACTTCAATCCATGAAGAAATCAAATGATAAGTTAGTTGATCGATTAAAAAACAACCTACTAAATGCGGTTAACCTATTCGGTAATTTTGAAGCTGGTTTCTTGAAGTTTTCAACGCGTAAAAGCACGAGCGTTGAGGTAACAATTGAAGCGAACGACTTACCAAAGGAATATAAAACGATTAAAGTAACAGAAGCACCTGACAAAGTAGCAATTAAAAAAGCTATCGAACAAGGTCAAGAAATTGAGGGTTGTGTATTAGTAACGAAATTAAATCTACAAATAAAATGAGAGTAATAATTATTAGTTTAGTGTGGTTAGCTTTTAGCAGCCACACTTCATTCAAATCAATGTTGAAGCACCATAGAGTAAAACACGTTGATATAGTTTACAACCAAGCAAGATTAGAAAGTGCAAACTTTACGTCGAGAGGTTACAAAGAACTTAACAATCCTTTTGGATTTACATATAAAGGACGTTTAATGAAGTTCGATAGTATGAATCATAGTATCGCTTACTTAAAGTCTTTTCAAGTGCGTAAAATGAAGCCTAACGAGAATTACTACGACTTCTTAAAACGTGTTCGCTGGGCTACTGACAAATTCTACATTCAAAAACTAAAACAATTCTAATTATGATTTTAACAATAACCGCAGTAGTAATAGGTAATTTTATTTATACTTTTTGTTTTAGTTGGGTAGCTAAAAGAATAATGAGAGATAACGTAGTGAATGTATCTATTGATTCAAAAACTAAATCTAAAACATTTAAGGAACGTTTAGAAGATAAAAAAAACGAAACATTAGAAAACTATTAGAATACTATAATAGACTAAGTAAAGAAAGTAATTAAGGTTAAATTTGCTTATAACGTTTTCGGGCTTGGCGTTAGTGCCACCTTGCACGAACTTTAATTTTAGCACTAAACTATCTTGTGGCATTACGCCAAACCCGTGTTATAGGATAGTTTTATTTTTTGTGGGTTGGCTTAAACAAATTTAAAAATATGACAAGTAGAGATTTTGCCTTTTGGCTACAAGGATTTTTTGAAGTAAGCAATGCTGAAACAATTACCAAAGAACAAACACAAGTAATTAAGAACCATTTGAATTTGGTTTTCAAGCACGAAATTGACCCAAGTATGGGGGATGACAAACATCAAGCTGAATTAAATGCTATTCACAAACCAAATTCAATATTTCCAAATAATAACGATGGCTTACTTCGATGTTAGCGGTGCGGTGGGAAAAATAAAATTTCCTATAACGAAGAAATAAGCAATCGTTTTAATGGTGCTTATGGAATGTTATAAGTGTTTAAAAAAAAAATTAAAAGAAATATGAAAAGCAAAGAAATGATAACATATACGCATAAGATACACAACAAAGTATTATCTTATAGTAAGTCAAAAGAAGAAATAAGAAAATCTTATAATCATTATGTTGATAGTTGCAAGGTTAAAAAAATAGTTCCAACATCTTTAATTACATTGGTTAGAAAAATGTTTTTAAGTCAAGTTCAATTATACTTTTTGAAGTTAAATGAAGAAATAGAAACGAATGAAGCTATACGAAATGATAAAGATAATTTGAGTGATACCAAATTTAAGATGTTATTACAAGCTATTTCAGAGGGTGATTATGGTATGTATGACTATTACAAAAAAAGGTTTAATATATTACCTTACCATGAAGTAATAATAAACAAAATGTTAGAAAAGTAATGCACGAAAAAAAAGAAATAATAATAGCTATTAATTACGTGTTAATGCACTTACAGGAGTTAAACGCACAAGCTATTAAAGAGATAACAACAGTAGGTGAATTGTATTATAAAATGAAGTATGAAGATAAAAAAATGCTTTAAATGTCAACGAAAATATCCTTTGTTTATGTATCACATTAATAAATCAACATATCAAAGACCTGCGGATAAAGGTGTATGTATAGAGTGCAGAATTTGTAGTTATAAAAGAGCCTTAGAAAATAAAGGTTGGTTGCAAAGGATTGAAGGGAAGTTTATCTTCGTGAATGCAACAAGAAAAGAAATATTAATAAATTTTTGGTTTAAAAAATGAAAGCGAAAGAAAAAGCA